ATCTTATTCACGTTAATGTCATCAATAGTATCTAAGATGTGGTCACAATCTTTTTCATAACTGAATCTACTATCGTCAGTAACATTGATTTCTTTAACGATAACTTTAGGTGGTAGAATATAACCCTGATCTACTAACTTAGGGGCTGGAACATTAATCAATACTTCACCAAATGTAAAGGTATCATTCATACCTATCTTCATAGGTGTGTTAGAATGTTTTGGTGTAGCAGTAAAGAAGTAACAGCGATCAGCATACATTGAGAACCACTCGACTGCTTCAATAAAGTTCTTTTGAACTGAGTTATGGGCCTCATCAAAGTATATCGTATCTACATGAATATGACTCTCTTGTATTCTGTGTAATGAATGATATGTAGTAAAGATGATCTTGTCACCTCTGGTATATTTGTGCCACATACACACATCACTTGCTTTAGTGCTACTAAAATGATGTGTCTCTCCTGAGTGAACGTGCATAACAGATACATTATCAAGTATCTCTAAGAACTCACTTGATAACTGCTCTGCTAATAGTATGCGAGGTGCGACTACAACAACTGTACCTGATACTTTCTTAGCATCTTCAATCATACACATTGTTTTACCACCACCAGTAGGCACAATCACTTGACCTTTACTATTCTTGCTGAGAATATCAACAACTGTATTCTGATGTTCACGAAGTTGGATCATTAAATCACTCAATAATAATATTATACCATAAAAGGTATGATATCGCCACTAGACGATTACACTAAGTTTACACTTTATAGGCTACTTCTTTGAATATGCGTCCTTACTTGCCTGACTCAATTTAGGGTCATAGGCAGATGCAGGTTTCTCTTTTCCTTTTGTAATATCTCTTGCTAATTTTCTACCCTGTTGTATAATTCTCCTTCTCTCTGCTCTAGTATAACCACTTGCTTTCTGTGCTTTATACTTAGGGTCAACTGTTTGTTTTTTCTTCTTAGTCAACATCTGACTTGCTTGCTTTTCTAAATCTTTTGATTTAGTTGGTTGCTTACCTCTAGCTGCAAGTCTCTCTGCTCTTGCTTTTCTCTGTGCAGCTCTAGGGTCTAATTTTGCACTACCACGTTCCTTAGTTGGTTGTTGAACTCTAGTAGATGCTTGTCTCTGCTTACCTATATCTTTTCTTGCTTTATACTCTTTGGCTGGAACCATCTTCCCACCACCAACTGCTTTCATTCTTCTCCTCTCAGGTGCAGTTTTTTTTCTATCTGCACCCACTTTACCAATTTTCTGCTGAACATCAGATGGTCTATCTGTGTCATACAGTGCTTCACATATTAAAGTAAATTCCTTGAATGTTCTCATCTTAACGATTACTTCCTATGTTCTATTTAGAGAACTATGGTTTATATACCAAATTGTTCTCATAATAAGATTTCACTTGCTTCCTACGATCCTCAGTTAGTCTATCATACTTAAACTGCTGTTCATTAGTGAAAACAAAGTTTTGCTTTCTCCATTGTGTTCTAAGATCTTGAATCTCTATTAATGGTCTGTCCATAGTATTTAATAATGTTTTACACGAAGATTACACTTTAAAGGCTACTTATTGTATGTCAAGTGGTCTGTGTTGCTGTGATTTATATGCACCATAACTCATCACTTCATCTGGATCAGAATCATCATGTTTACTAACTCTTCTCCTAAGATATTCTAATTCACTCCAATTTTCTTCATAACAGCATAAACATACATGAATCCTTTTATGAAAGAATGTAGATAGATCACATTGTGGTCTTGGTTTAGTCGCAATCTCAATAGTTATGTAATTTGATATGGGTATCCACCCATTTTTTACTCTCTTCTCATTATCTACTGGTTTACCTTTAAAATACACCCACCCCTCATGCACATGGCCTAAATCTGTCACCCAACGTACATAATCATTTACTTTGGGTTCATACATTATGCGTCAGGTGTTTTATATGGTTGACCCACATCTGGAACTGCTCTCATTCTATTAGCATTAACTCCTGTTGCTAGAAACTCCTCTAACATAATATCACACTTTTCTTTAGTCAACTTAACTGCTCTATCATCTAAGAGTGTCCACCCTTCAGTTGTCAGTTCCTCTATTCGCCAAAGTTTTGTCATGTCTTTTTTTGTATTCAATACCTATGTAGTATAGTTGATTGACTAAGGAAAGTCAACAACAAATTCCTTGATATAATAATCGACAGTAACCTCTAACTTAGCTGCTTTCTTTTCACAATCCTCGATAAAATTTTCAATCATTTTATCAGTTTTGTTTTTGAAGTGTTCTTCATTCATGTGTTTGTTCTTTTGTAGAGTGACATTCGACTTGATAACTCATCTCTTTTGATGAGAGATAATCCATTAGTTCAGCACCTTCTTTGATGCTGTAAACTATTTTTTCACCCAACTGATTATGTTGGGCATGAATGTGGTTGTTATCCCACCATTTGATTTTAAACATAGTTATTGGGTGGGAGAAAACAAAACTGTTCTCTGTCGAGGGTGGCACTATCAAGTGTTCTCTGTCGAGGGTGGCAGTTTGTTTTCTCACTTAGGTTACACTTTAGAGGCTACAATTAACCTCCATCAAGATCGCAACCAATAGCACTACCAGTAACGATTCCTAATGGTATTGCCCACCATCTACCATCGTCTCTTGATAAGGCTGCTCCTACACCACCACCTAAGATTGCTCCTGCTACCTTTCCATCTGTGCAATCATTATTATCGTACTGAATCGTAGTCTCTCTAATTACTCTACCCTCTGTTGATGATCTGTCACAAGGCACTTCAACAGTCTCATTGTAAGTCTTTATGTAGCCTGGATTCTCTCTTGTGCCTGGCACATATTCCTCTCTATACTCTGTTTTCAAACAGGTTCGACTTGATGAATACCCTCTCTGATAATTTTCAGCGAATACTGGTGTCACCGAACTCAGGGCAATGACTGAAGCAAGTAAAATTTTCATTTCTTTGTTTGACTATCTCTAGTTTATCTTATTTCTGTTCTTCAGTCAACTTTTTTTCACGTTTCTTAATCATTTTTGCATAAATGACATCACCTTTTGAATATAACTCAGGGTGTTTCTTAAATCTTTTGATTAATTTTTTGGCTGCTTTCTTGTTCTCCATGTAAGTATTTATAACTATTCACTCTCTTTAATCTCATGGCCATATTCTATTGTGACCTCATTCCATGAACTATACTTATCCTCTACCTTTTTATAAGTCACTACAGTTCCTAATTCTTTTGCAATCTTATCTAATTTATGTCTAATTAAATCGTGCATTATAAGATTATTTTTACGCATTATAAAACCCCTGACTTAAAAAGTCAAGGGTCTTATACTTTATCTTAATACCTCCCTGCAAATACGTTTACATACACTTGCTGTGTCATCACATTCGATTAAGCACTCGTAGTATTCTGTTAGTCTTGAATCGTGTTCTTCTTCATATGAACCTGCTAATTGATTATATGATACTAGGTTGTGCATACATCTCTCCGATAAAATAATAGAATAACAAAGAAGTTTTTAGTGCATCTTGTTGATCCCAATTCTAATACTATTTAGATTATTTGTCACCATTTTCGCATATTTCCTTAATAAAAATTTATGCCTACGCACAAATACTTATATACCATAACCCTCTGCACCCATATCATAAATGCTCTCAGAAGTTAGATTTATATTTGATTGATGTGGGTTAGATAAACTTTTAACGTGTTCTATGGCCTGATCTCTTAGTGACATCATTTCATCATAGCACCCTTGATTGTAAGCACACCCACGAAGTTTACTATCAGGTTTGTATAGTGACTCTAATAATAGAGTTCTACCTCGATCCCATTTCTCTGCTTTATTCACTTGATAATCTCCCAGTTGTCGTCTCCTCCTTCATATATATCAAAGTCATAACGATTAGATATAGAGGATAGACTCACTTTACCATGTTCACGTTTTGTCACCACACATGAATGTAATTCGTGCATAAGATCAACAAAATCATGTCTTGCTGAGGCTGATTTGGGTTTAACGCAAATAAATTCTTTTTTCATAATTTAGTTTCCCTTTTCTTTTTCTTTTCTTCTCTCCTCAACTCTCCTTTCAAACTCCTCATCAGGTGTGAATACGACAGGCCCCTCTGCGATTCTTTCCTCCAATTCGTCTAGCAATGGATCTTTTTCGTTCATTAAATTAATTGCAACAACAATTCATTGTATAGGATTATCACAATTTTGTCAAGGGTTCTTGCATTATTCAAAAAGATGATATATAATAGTACCAAAAGATTGTACGCTATGCCAGTTAATGCAATAGACTTTAGTGATTTGACAGGTAATAAACAAGTTGCACCACCAGTTCAACAACAGCAACCATCACAACCACAACCACAACCACAACAACAACAGTTGGGTGTAAAGAATCCTACAACTGGTGAAGTAGAACC